TGTTCAGCGCAATGTCCAGTGCCAGTTTTTAAAACTTCTTCTGCTGTTTTAGTAGGAACTCCGTTACTGTTAGAATACTCATCATCTACAAGTTCATAAGTAATGTTTTCATTCATCCAGTCCATTAGCTCTTCTGGTGAAGAAACGCCTTCTATAGATATTGAATCTCCATTTATCTCACTAAGCTCTTCATAAAGCTCCATAAATTCTGTTTTAATCATAATAATCTCCAATATTAAATATTAATCATTATAATTTAGCAGATTAAGTACAATAAGTACTTTTACCGAAAATAATTTTATCAGGCCTTATCGTACAGTAACAAACTGGAATCACCTGTGGCAGGCGCTTGCTTGTTAAGTACTCTAATCCTTCATCATTATATATATGATATATTCCATTAGTTTTTTTAAGCCAATATACGTGTTTATTTTCATGACTATTAATCAAATAACAAAGTACATATTCGGCACCATGAAATACAGTATAGTCTACAGAGCCTTTTTTAGCATAAAAATTCATGCTGTTTATATCTTTATATACTTTTGCTTCAATATCAACGCCGTCAGTTGATTGGAAGTCCGTGCCTTTTTCATAAGAACCACCAACTAGCCATACAGCGCTGCTTTTCCTAATTAAACTACTGACTCTTTTTACGATCTTTTCCCATAACATAGAGTTAAAAATCATTCGAAGCCTAACGTTAGGCTTCTTTGCAGAGCTCTCTTCCTCCTGATATCCGTGGCTATTATTAATAACACTTTCTGTTAAAGCTGTTGCTACTTTAACTTCTGATTGGTTTACCACTTCAACATAGTAATTATTAGCCACATAATAGTCGATCAACGGGTCAAAATCAATACCATTCTCTAAAAATCCGGGTGTTACCAAAACTTAAAAATTTCTCCTTCGTATATTAAAATTCAAGGTCAATGCCTTCAGTAATAGTTTTGTAAATAGCTTCTTCAGGAAGCTCGGGGTGCTTAGCATAAAGCTTCTTAAATGCTTCATCTCTTTCAAGTCCTTTATCAGTAAGCTTCTTAAACTCAGACTGAACAGCTACGGCGTACTCCGAAGTATACCAACGAGACTCAATAGCAGGGTCACATTTCATAGGAACATCGATATAAGGTGCAGCAGCATCAATCATAATTCTTGGAAGAATCTCGGATGCCTGGTCTGCATACAAAGCAGGGCATTCGAGCATAACTTCATCATGAATAGTCATAACAAGTTTTGCATCAATATCTTTAAGTTCCTGACTATTATGAATCTGGATCATAGCCAGCTTAGTAAGTGAAGCTGCAGATCCCTGAATTCTTGCATTAAGGCACTGTCTCTCTGCCTGAGCGATTCTACCGGTATTTGCAGATAGAATAATTCCTTCTTTTGCTGCCAACTTAGCAAGCTCATCAAATTCTTTATTATTCTTAGTTGTCTTAGCTCTATTTACCCAAGAAGTGAGCTTATCATCTACAAGAGGTCTGCTCTCACAACCAAGAATAGGATTAAAAGTCTGAGCAATAAGCTTATCAGGATCCATGTAAGAAGCTTCATAAGGATTAAGGAAGTAATCTGTCAAATGACGTCTTCTACCTGCCCAGTCTTCTACATAACCGTGAGTTCTTAAAAATTCTTTCGAGCTATTAATAAGCTCTTCTACCTTCGGAAAGCTCTTAAAGAAGTTATCGAAAATCTCTTGTGCTTCCTGATTTGTTTTATTAATACGTTTTGCCAACGTGCTTGGCCCCATTCCATACGTAAGTGCCAAGTTTCGTCACAAAAGCACCATCTTCGCAACCGAACGTCTTTCCTTGCCTTCTTTATTAAGAAGCTTTGGTGGGGACTTTATTTCAATTGTTTTAATAGTACTCATGTAGGCATCACCTCCTCAATAATTATATTATTATAAAATACGATATTAACTGTCTAATTTCATGTAGCTCCAAACATAACCGTGGCAAGTTTTATACTGTCCTCGGCAAGTACAATTTATTTTTTTCGCTAAGTTTCGTTGCTTAGCTTGGTCTGGTTGAAGCTTACGTGCTGCCTCAGCCGCAGATTCAAACTCTGCTATTAAGTTGTTTTGACTATCATATTGAAAAACTTTTTTTGCTACAGCGGACTTTTTAATTCCAGTGTCCTGCCTTAATAGTGGCTCATGCTTAGCTACCAAAATAAAATCATCCGGACAATCTTTTTCATATCGCCAAATAAATCCATAACCAACACCCTTTTGCTCTTTACATATTGTTATAATACGGCTATTTGCGCTACTTTGCAGATTTAAGTCTCGAACAGCATCCATCGCAGTATAATACTTTTTATACAGCTGGCCAGTTTGTGCGGAAAAAGCTTTAATAGGTTCGCACTTAGTTCTCCAGTTTTCACGTTGTTTTTCTTTTGACTCTTCCGAAAAGTGCTTTCCGTAAAAAGAATTTTTCTCTCCAATACGTGCTGAAGCAATCACACTCATTTTAGCGCGATGCTCAGCAGATTTGGGCTTTCCTTTGTTAGCAAGACTTCTATTTAAACAAAGTCGAGAGTAGCGTTCAGGCTCTTCTTCTTTAATTTTTTGCCAAGTAGCTAAATTACTTTCTTTAATCTGTTGCTTAGTTTCTTCTGTATGAATATACCCGTGAATCCCTTGGCCGCCTTCAGTCATATTATAGCCTTGTTTATTTAGATAGAAAGTGTTATAATACTTAATATAATAGCATTCTCGTTCGTCAATTAGCTCTTCAGGTATGTCTGTTTCTATAGTCTTAACTTCAAAATTTTCAGGGCCATACTTTCTAATAGCATTATGAAGAAGCTTATTGTCATTTACTGTGTAAACAAAATGCTCCTGCCAACGTTTTTCTTCGCGACCTTGCTGAGTCTGACCAACATACTTTTTGTTGTTAATTAAATTTGTGATTAAATAAATTACATATAGCATAAATTAAATTGCTCCTCGCTGTTATTTACGGAATGTATCCTATTTAATTTAGCTAATAATTTAATCAACAAAATAAATTGTTGTTATATCATTTATAGTCGCAACAGTACCAACAGTAAAAGCACCTTCATCAGCAATAATGCTATCACCAGCCTGAATTTCAGCTGCCGCTTTTGTTCCAGAAATAGTTGGTACCAAATAATAATAAGGAACTTCTAGCTTATCTGAAACCTGCTTTTTATAGCTTTTATCATTTCCAGCCACAGTCTTTTTACCGTCAAGCTCAAGTACATGGCCTTCTGGAAAATTTTCCAGGTTCTCTTCGTACTTATTATTATAAATATTTGATGCGATAACGCAGTATAAATCTTTGCCTTCGAGATAAGCCTGTCGCATGTTTGGATCTCCAGAAAGATACGTTGTTATACGGGGTTCTTGAGCAGAGTAGTCTGATCCGACAAGTTTATATTGAGTTCTTGTTCTTACTTTCATTAATACTTCCTCACAATAAATTCGTATTCTTTCTTCAAAACATCATAGCTAACTACTTCAATAAGAGCAGGTCCATCGTCCGTAAGTACACTATCTTTTAGTGCTACAATATCTTTTCCGTACTTCCAACCGTCAACAGTTTCGATCTCCGCTGTTTCATGTACCGTAAAACGGTCTACATCCACTTCAATATCAGCAAATTCTTTCTTAGCCTCAAACAAAAGACGAGTGATTTTACCGTCTCCACGAGAAGGAATATTCTGACTGTTAAATCCAGAAATTTCTACAGGCTCATCACCATCAAGGAACTTAAATTCACCACCAGAAGAGAAACGACCAGTATCAGTACCGACAGAATTAAGCTTATAACGAATACGTCCGTCAGGCCAATGTCTTGCAAGAGCAGGCAGAACGTCAATATAAGTTGAGATAAGTTTAACCACTCCACGACGCTCCAAAATCAGCTTACAGAGCGCGATATCAGTTCTCTCAGCTAAAGCCTCAAGCTCGTCTTTTCCAGTTCCTCTGGGCGATTTTTTGCTTACCGTAGGACACTTTAAAATATCATAAAATAGTATAGCAAGCTGCGTAGGCGAAGCAAGGTTGATAGGATCAGCAAGCTGTTCAATTTTAGACTTACCAACCTTGTATCTTTTACCAGTCTTTTCGTCTACATAAGGATACTTTTCTTCAAGCTTTGCAAGTGAGAGAGTAGTCTTCTTAGGCTCAAACTGCTTAGTTCTATCAGTAGCATCCTTACTGCTCTTCCACTTTGTAATTGTAGGCTTGAGAGCCTCAAGTTCTTGCTCAATTCTTACGTCAATATCTTCCAAATTCTGATTAAACTTAAGACGAAGTCTTTCACCAAATTCCTGGTCAATACAAACACCAATAAGCTCCATATCGCCTGCAACTTTAACAATCGGCATCTCGATAGTTTTAAACATCCAATAAAGTCTTTCGTTGCCGGGTGCTTCCAAAATAGCTACCTGATATACATAAAGTTTATCAGTCATCATAGAGTCGGTCGCAGCGTAGAGAGCAAAGATATCAGGTTCTACATACTTATACGGAACGATGAACAAGCTTTCGATATCATACTTTTCCTGAGTGGGGTCAATCTTATTAATGTACTGCCACTTGAGGTTCATTTTCTCATTTTCATTGATAGTATGAGCGCCTATCATAGTATCCCAGTCAGGCTCAATCTCAATACCACAAGTGCACTTAATAACTTCATAATCGAACTTACCGTTGTGCATTACTACAAAAGTGCCTGCATCCTTAATTCTCTGAAGCTGTACTCTACAGTCTTCTTCAGTTAGCTGCCAATCAAGATGTTCTCCAGTTTCAGGGTTAACGTGATTGATAGGAATATAAGCCTGCTTACCGCCTTCATAATACAAGCAAAGACCCATTAGCTGACAAGTCATGGGGTCGGTAGAGTTATTGGTCTCAGTGTCTATTGCAATTCGACCGAACTCAATTGCCTTAGAAACATAGTCTTCAAAAGTTGCCTTATCCTTAATTACAACTACGTTCTTTCTCTGCTTACCGAGTACTTCAAGGACCTTAATTTTAATTAAGGCAAGCTTTTCAGCAAGAGATACCTTCTTAGACTTAAGTACCTTAGCAGCGTCTACTTCGCCTTCTTCAGTACTTGCAATCTTACGAGCCAAGGCTTCAGGCTTAGGTTTATTAAGTTCTACATTAAATTCAGATAATTCTTCAGAAGCAAATAAACTCTGATTAGTTATCTTCTTAGGCTCTGCTGCAACAGTCGGGGTTGCTTTTTTGATAAGAGCTTCAGGTGATACTTTTGGCTTTGCACTTACTGATAAATCAAAGCCACCAAATAAACTATTCATGTATAACCTCGCTTAAAATATATTTTATATAATATAATACAATAAAAGACGGATCGTTTTAGACCCGTCTTTTAAATTTGTATAATTTAGATTAGCCTAATCTTGTTTTAACTAATTGAGATTAGAAGCTGAAGCCGGAGAAGTTTCTCACAGGAGTCTGCTCGGAACCAGCAGTGTTAATAGCGGGAGCTGTTGCAGGTGCGGTATTAACCGCATTATAAGCAGGAGCAGTGTAGGCAGGAACTGTCTGAGTAGGAACTGTCTGAGTAGGTGCCGTGTAAGCAGGAGTTGCAGGAGCTGCATAAGTGTTAGCAGAAGTTGCTGCGTTATTTACAGTCTGCTGGTTGTTTGCCTTAGGAACCTCAGGGAACTGACCGGTAGCAAGGAAGGTGTTAATTTCCTCAACAGTCTTTTCCCAGTAGGAGTGCTTAGCGATATTAAAGTTATTGAAAGCACTGAAGTCAGCGGGAATCATCTCAGGCTTAAATACGGGATGAGTTGCAGGAAGAACGTCTACAGAGTAAGTAGTCTGCATGTCACCCGCCTTACCGTTACGGGTAATGAGAACGAGAACATCCTTAAGATTACCTGCTACCATAAGCTTATTAGCAAGCTCACGAGAGAACTGAGCAGGACGGTCCCAAATAACGGGAGTAACAGGTGTATAACCGGTTGCAGACTGAGGATCACGGTAAGAAACGAGCATAGGAATGAACATCTTCTTAGCGGACTTGCTAATAGAGCCCTTAGGATTTGCCTGATGGGCAGAGCAAAGAGGACAGCCAGCTGCGTTCATGCCGAGAGGATTGTGGCAACTTACCTTCATCCACTTACCACCTACCTGAAGAGTATGAACTGCTGCGAACATAAACTCATCGGTAGAACTGAGGTTGATACGTGCGATAGCGATGTCGCCATCATCTTTGAGCTTGAAATAACCAATCTTAGTGCCGTCGCCGGACTGGGTCTGCTCCTGAGCTGCGATCTGCTGATACTGTGCGAAATTAAACGTAGAATTTGACATTTTTGAATTTTCTCCTTTGGTATTGTTTTTGTATTTTTTATTTATTTTTTATATTTATCGGATGTCAGCCGATATTATATAATACAATGTGATTTATGAATTTTTAGCTTCATTCATAACTTTTTGAAATTCTTCATAAGAGTGTTCATTTGGGTCTTTTTTATTTGGAAGCCAATGAACTTTTTTTATAATAATTCGTGGATCAAGGCCAGCTTTTATTACGTTAGCCATTCTTTGCCCTGCCCAATCATTATCCATAGCTATATAAAGAACCTTAATAGGTGATTTATTTATTGCATCTATTTGTGTAGGTGAGGGATTGCCCCAGGTACCGATTGCCGGATACCCATAAGTATAACAAGTAAGTACATCTATCGGGCCTTCACAAACCATTGCTGTTGAAATATTATTTTTTATGATATAATCAAGACAGTAAACAGGCTTATCTTGATCTTTATTAATATAGAAAGTTTTATTATAGATAGACCTTCTCGGAGCCATAATAATTTTTCCAGCAACATCAAAGCACGGAAAAACGATCTGGCTTGTTTGCGGGTCATACTTTACTTTAAATAGCTCACAGACTTCTCTTGAAAGTTTTCTTTGAGCTAAATACGGGTGCCAGTCTTGAAAAGCGTCTAAATAGCTCGGTGGCATACGGACAGGCATTTTATTCTGTTTTATAACAATATCATCACACAAAGTAATGCCTGAGCTAGATATTTTACCATATTTATCTTTAAGCCAATTCTTAGCAAACTCTTCTGAACACTCAAAGCACTCCGCTACAAACTTAACAAAGCTACACTGGAAGTCACAAGACCAACATTTACAATATCCATACGGAATCTTTGAGCTGGTTCCTACGTAGATATTCATTGCCGCATGTGCTTCACGGCCATTTTTATGGTGTCTGTTGGGGCAGGTGACAACGATATTGTCATCACCTTCGCTCCAAGACTTTATTTCTCTAAGTTTACCATTTGTTAACGCCATCTTGAGTTGACATACTATCTCATAAAGAGGCGTTTCAATTATATAATTATCAACTCTAAGTACTGGCATATGTTACTCCTTAAAAAGGGCAGTCATCATCAGGCGGGTAGTTCATGCTATAGCTATTCTCAATTTCTTCAAAATCTTCTTCTGAGGTCACTCCGTCATTACCATTTGAAATATAACGATAATCACCTGTGTTGAAGTTCCACAGGTAGTCGAGCTTTCTACCGTCACCGCCATCTCTTGACTTTACAATATTAACTGTTACTTTATGAGCGCCGGGATGATTAGGATCTTCGGCATCCTGCTTATCAAGCATCAGAATAACCGTAGCATCCTGTCCGATACGGTCAGAAAGTGCAATCTGAGAAGTGTCCTGAGACTTATCTTCATTCTTAGTTCTATTCATCTGAGATACAGCAATAATCGGGATCTGCTTGAGAACCTGTAAGTTCTTAATAGACTTGGAGATATTAGCAACCTTTTCATGAGCTACCTTGGCTCTGCTATTATCTTCCAAAAGTGAATACTGGTCTACA